TTTTTAACCCCCGTAGATTTTTTGGGAGTGAATTAGATTTAGGAAATCAAAGAACTGTTTGCGATCCCCAAATTTTTCATGACAAACTCGACAGAGTGCCATGAGGTTTTCGATTTTATCTCTCTCTTTGCTGCCACCCATGCCTCTAGGCTTGACATGGTGAATGTCGATAGCCTTTTTGCCACACACCTCACAACAAATAAAATCGCTTTGATCGTAGCCAAAGTAGTCTAAATATATCTTAGTATGCTTCCGCATTAATTTAGCTATTTAATGTCTTTGTAGTAGGTAGATACCTTTTTTCTATTTAAGTGGCTATATGAAGCTCTCACACGCCTCTGCGTGCATATTTACATCCACCATGTATACCCCGCCAATCTATCGGGGGAAAATAGTGGTTCTTTATTCTCTTGCGGAGAAAAATCGTACATGAATTTAACAAACCTATCATACTCTTCTTTGTAGGGAGTGTATGCAGGTATATGTGATAAACTCATTGCGTCTAAATGCGCGTTTCTGTGGTGGATTACTGTGCTATGGTCTTTGCCACCAAATATTAACCCTATTTGCTTTAACGTAAGACTCCCATCGTACTCCATAAGGAACGCCATCGCCATTTTACGTGCTTTAACGTACTCTCCACCTCTGTAATTTGAGCC